ATTGACCTTCTTACAGAATCTTATAAGGAGGAAATGACCACTAGAAGAAAATATGAATGGAAAAATTCTAATGGTGACATTATTGAAACTTTATATTTTAAACCTTTAACCAGATACGATAGAAAGAAGGCTCAAGCTGCTGCTGGAACAGAAGAGGCATTAACAATGACAACTCATGTTTTATGTCAAATGGCAGAGTTGGAAGATGGCAGCAAAGCTTTCAATATGGCAGATGCCGCAGAATTACATAGATTTATTCCAGAGAATGTTTTAAATGAGATTGAATTGTTTTTATTTGATATAAAGCTTGATATTAATACAGCAAAAAACGAATAAGAGGGGATAACTGGCTAAACTTTGAGTTTTTCCTAGCAACAGAACTTGGTAAAACATTATATGAACTTAGAACTTCTTTATCTGAAGAAGAGCTTATACATTGGGCTGCGTATTATGAAATTAAGTATGAGAACGAAAAAAGACAATCTGATCGTCAAAGAGCTAAATCAAGGTAATATATAGTAAAGACTTTTTTTATTAGTGGCAGAAAGTATTGTAAAACTAAGAGTTGATGCTACTGGTGCGACAAGTGCTTTAAAAGGTGTACAGAATCAAACAAATAAATTACAACAATCTTTTGGTGGGTTAAAAACAGCTATTGCTGGTGTTGGATTTACAGTTCTAGCTCAAAAAACTATTGCACAAGCGACAACTTTTCAATCTCTTGAATTAAGAATGAAAGTATTAACTTCAGAGTTTGGGGAGTTTTCAGCAGTACAAGAATTAGTAACGAAAGCTCAAGATAAATTTAATTTATCAATTATCGAGGCAACAAGAGGATTAACTGATATTTTTGCAAGATTAAGACCACTTGGAATAAGTCTAAATGAAATTGAAACAGTATTTTTTGGATTTAACAGCATTGCTATTTCTGCCGGTTTAAATGCAACAGAGGCAAGTGCAGCTTTTACACAATTAGCTCAAGCTTTAGGTTCTGGACGTTTACAAGGTGATGAATTTAGAACCATTGCAGAACAAGTCCCACAACTTTTAAAAGCAATATCTGATGAAACAGGGATAGGGACAGGTAGGTTAAAAGAATTTGCTTCCAAAGGATTATTAAAAGCAGATATTATAATAAGAGCTTTAGCTGGTTCTGCTAATGAACTAAGCGATCAATTAGAAGACATAATTGATGATTCAGTTGAACAAAAATTTAAAGATTTTTCAAATGCGGTATTAGATTTACAGATTGCATTAGCTGATAAAGTTTTTCCAATTATTTTAAAAGTCACAGAAGCCACCACAAAACTTGTGGAGGGGTTTGCAAGATTTGTTGACAGTGAATTAGGGCAAGTTACAGCAATATTTATTGGATTTGGATTAGCAATAAAAGGAGTCACTGTAATTATTCCGATTTTATCTGCACAAATAGTTGCATTAAAAACTAATTTTGCTGTGTTGAGTTTAGGAGCAAAGATCTTTACAGGTCAATTTGTAGCTACAAACACTACTCTTGCTGCAACCACTGTTGCTTTTGCTAATGCGACTGCTGCCGCAAATGCTTTTAAGTTAGCTTTGGCTAAAACAGGAGTTGGCCTACTTGTTGTAGGTTTAGGATTTTTAGTCGCTGAGATATTAAAAGCAAACAACGCACAAAAAGAATTTAATCAGTTACTTGAAACTGGGAGTGCTGAAATACAACGTGAAGAAATAGAACAATTAGAAACAAGTGTAAAAAATCTTAATGAGCAATTAGCAAAAAGAAATAAAATTTTAGATTTTCTTTTAACTACCACTGGTTTAGATGTGTTTACAAAAGATACAGCAGATTTTAAAGAAGAAATATCAAAAGTAACTAAAAATTTAAATAAATTGAAAGATGCTTTACCAGATGCAGAGCAAAGAGATTTAGGAAGATTTTTTGATACTCAGTTAAAAAATATAAATAAATCAAATGAGGCTTTGAAAAAAAATAATAAAATTGAAAAGGAGTTAACAGAGAAAGGAAAAATACAAGCAGAATTTAAAGCAGAAATAGAGAGACTTGAAGAAAGAAAAAATAAACTTTTAATTGAAAATAATGGTGAAATGAGTAAAGAAAATGCTACAAAATTTGCAAATCTTAGACTTGCATTAGATGAGAATAAACAACTTAAATTAGCTAATTTACTAACAAAAGAAAAAAATAAAAATCTTCAAGATCAAGAACAACTCTTTTTAAATATTGGAAAAAGTGTAGAAGATGGAATTGTATCTAATCTTGCTGATGCTGTAGAGGGTACAAAAACTTTAGCTCAAGCTGCTGTTAGTGTATTAAATGATCTTAAACGATCATTAATTGAAGTTGCAATTCAAAGATCAATCGCTGGTCTTGGTGAAAGATTCGGAGGATTTCTAGGTGATGTATTTAAGAATCTTGGCAAGAGAGCAAATGGTGGCCCTGTTTCTGCTGGTGGTGCTTTTGTAGTTGGTGAGAAAGGCCCAGAGATTTTAACAATGGGATCTAGTCGTGGGTTTATTACACCAAATAACCAACTAGGAGGCAGTACAACTAATATTGTTAATGTTTCCGTTGATGCGTCTGGTTCTACTGTATCTGGCAATACACCAGATGCACAACAATTAGGAAATCTTATTGGAGCAGCTATCCAAGAAAGATTAATTAAAGAAAAACGATCTGGAGGTTTATTAAGTAGGTAATGGCAAACTTTCCATCAATACAGCCCACTTATGGGATGAGAAAAAACAGCAGTCCAAATACTAAAGTTATTAAACTTGGTGACGGATATGAACACAGATTAATCTTTGGATTAAATCAAAATCCTAAAACAATTGATCTCACATTTGTAGTATCTGAAACTGATTCAGATACCATAGAAACATTTTTAGACGCTAGAGCTTTAGATAAAGCTAGCTTTACATTTACCCCACCAGCCGAATCAAGTTCATCACAGTTTGTTTGTGAATCTTGGTCAAAATCAATTCCATATAATAATAGGGCAGTTATTACAACAACTTTTAGAGAAGTATTTGAACCCTAATGCCAATACCAGTATCAGAATTACAGAAGATTAATCCTAGTTCAGTCATAGAGCTTTTTACTTTGACACTAGATAGCACATTACATGGATCAACTGCTGTACAGCGTTTTCATGCTGGCTCAAACGATTTAAACAATGGTGATGTTATATGGCAAGGGAATACATATCAAAAGTTTCCATGTCAGGCTGAAGGTTTTGAGTTTGATGGTGCTGGTGGTGCTATCCCAAGACCAACTTTTACAATATCAAATGTTTTAGGAACTATTACTGCATTGTTTGCAACAGTTAATGCTGTCACTGCCAATAATGATTTAAATGGTGCAAAGTTTACAAGGATTAGAACACTTGCAAGATTCTTAGACGCTGCAAACTTTACTGGCGGTACAAATCCATTTGGAACACCTGATACAACACAGGAACTACCACAGGAAATTTATTTTATTGATAGAAAAGTAACGGAAAATAGAGAAATTGTACAATTTGAACTTGCATCTGAACTTGACCTTATAAATTTAAAATTACCTAAAAGAGTAGCAACAAGGGATCTTTTTCCTCGTATTGGTACTTTTTTAAATCAATGACATGGCAAGAAGATGCTTTTGTTCATGCAGAACAGCAAGCACCTAGAGAATCATGTGGTCTGCTTGTTAATTATTTAAATAAAGATAAATATATACCCTGTAAAAATCTTGCTTTACATAATAATTTGCAGTTTTTGTTAGACCCTTTGGATTGGGCTAATACGGAGGATAGATATGGAAAAATTATTGCTGTAATACATTCTCATCCGATTGGTACGGAGCATCCTAGTGAGGCAGATGTTATAAGTTGTAAACGATCCAATATAACTTGGTATATTATTGGACTTAAGACAAAAAGATGGTTTAAATTTAAGCCAACAGATAAAATAGAAACATTACAGAAAGATCCATGCTTAAGACAGTAAAACTATATGGAGATCTGGCTGATTTTGTAGGATGGAAAGAACAAAAGGCAGAAGTAAGAAATACAGTTGAGGTGATGCGTTTTCTGCGTTGTAATCACCCAGAGCTAGAAACATATATGTTAGATAAATTTTATAAGGTAGATATTGGTGGCTATAACGTGACAGAAGAAAATATGCTTGATCCAATAGCACAGGAAATAAAAATAATACCAGTAGTTGAAGGTAAAATATTTGGAATTATTGCAGGTATTGGTTTACTTTTTGCTGGTGGTAGTACAGCTTTAGCTACAGCAACAGGATTCTTAGGGTTTCTTGGTACAGCAGCAACAGCTATAGGAACTTCTTTAATTATTAATGACGTCACAAACTATTTAACACCAAAACCGAAACCGATGTCATCTTTAGAACCAGAAGATGCCACTGTTAACTTTGCCTTTAGTGGAGTCACAAACGTCAGTCGTGCTGGTGTTGCACTGCCTCTTGTATATGGAGATATCTTTGTCGGAAGTATAAATGTATCAAACGGAATTGATACAGACCAGATTGAGGTTTCTGTCTAATGCCTTTCCCTGATTTTGATGATTTACCTGATGTTGATTTAAACCCTTTTCATTTACATTATTTTGGTGAATTAACAGACCAGCAACTTGATAATTATTTAAAAGAATCTGGTACTTCTGGATTAGGAAATAATGTTGTATTTGATGCTGCTGGAAAATTAGTTGAAATAGACGGTATCAGTGTAGAAACTGGCAGTTACTCTCAGTCAGGAACAACAGTAACAATCACACATGATGGTGTTGAGACAATAAATGTAGGTGATGTCTTAAATGTAATATTAAATGTTGGTGCTGGTGCTGCCGAAATAAGAGAAGAGTTAACAGTAGCTTCAGTTACTTCATCAACTGTTTTCACTGTTACTCGTACAACTTCTGCTACAGTTTCATCTGAAATTGTTAGTTTTTATAAGGAAGATGTTCCTTTATCTGGAACGTATTCTCAATCAGCAAATACAATCACTGTCACTCACAGTGGTGCAGAAACATTAGCTGTTGGTGATGTTGTTGACTTAGATGTTACTTCTGGTTCTGGCACATCAGAGAATGTAACTGTCACCTCTGTTGACTCTTCAACACAATTTAGAGTCGCAAGTAGCACTTCTGTCTCTACATCAGGTAATGCTGCTTTCACAAAACAAAATGATGCAAACAGATTAGCGGGTGATATTGATGGCATACAAACTACAACAGATTCAATATTATCCAGTAAGCAATCAAATGATCTTATAGATGTTTTATCAGAAGGAGAGATCGCTGGTTTTCATTCACCATTAGAGGCGGGTCTTACGCAGGGAACTGATAAATATAATATTGCAGCATTAAAAGATGTTTTCCTAAATGGAACTCAAGTTTTAAAAGAATCAGCAGATATAAATAATCTTACGGAGGGTGATTTTAATTTTACAAGAGAAGATATAAGTTTTGAACCTAGATTTGGTACTTCTAATCAAACTGCCCTAGATACTATTAATGAAATTGAATCTGAAACTGCTGTAGGTGTTGAAGTAACAAAAGCAACACCAGTATCAAGGTCAATTTCAAATCAGATAGATAAA